CTAATAAATCAAAAGTTAAGATAAAATGGACAGATTATACTTCTAATGTAAATAATGAAAATGAAAGAAAAATTAATAAATATATTAAAAATAAATTCGATATTGATGAAGTTGTTTATGAAAAAACAAGAATTTATTCAGATATTATATCAAGTGATTCTTTAAATGAATCTATAAATGTTAATGATAAAATAATTCAACAAAATATTTTTAAAGAATACTTAAAAGCTAATAAATTTGAAGATGATTTTATTGATGAAATTTTAAATATTGATGATATTATTAATGATAGATTAGAATTATCAACAACTACTAATAATGTTCAATGGAATATTGAACAATTTTGGTTAGATAATTTTAAATCATATAATAAAGAAACAATTGATTGGAATGATATTCATGGTATAATTCAATTACATTCAGAAGAAAATCAAATGGGCAAAACAACTCTTCTTGATGGTATTTGTTATATCACTCATGGGACAACATTAGCAACTAATAAATTAGGTGGTGGTAAAACAGAGAAATTTGGTGATAATCGTTATATAAATAATAAAAGAAATCTTGATAATTGTTCAGGTGGAATGATTATAAATATAAATGGTCAACAATACACAGTTTTAAGAGAAACTATTAGATCCTGGACATCAAAAGAAACAATCAAATCAGTATCAACAGATGTTAATTATTATCTTGGTATTGAAATAAAAGAGGAGAAAAAATTAAGAGGAGAAAGAAAAACTGAAACTCAATTAATGATAAATGCTATTGTTGGTGATTTTTCAGATTTTATTAGATTGGCTTTAATCAATTCAGAAAATTTAAATGATTTAATATCAATAGATAGAGCAACATTTATAGATTCAATTATTAGAGATGCAGGTTATGATATATTTGAAAAAAAATTAGCAGTATTTAAAGATTATAAGAAAGAAATTGTAGTTAATAAAATTTCTTTAAATTTATCTGATACAGAAATTGAAATGAATAAACTATCTCAAATGTTAAGAACATATCAAAAAGAAAAGTTAGATTTTATTGAAGAAAAATCCGGAGTTACTTTTTCTTTAAGTATTTTTAATACTGATAGAGATAATGAATTTAAGAAATTAAATAAGATAGATGATGATGTTTCAAAACTAAATATTGATAATATTAATGAAAAAATTAAAGAGTATCAAAATACTATTAAGATCAATTTAAATCAACAAAAGATCAACTCTAAGACTATGTTAACACTAAAAATATCATATGATAAAGAACAGTATGAAACTCTCTTAAAATCATTAAAAACTCTTGATGACCATATTTTAAATTTAAAATTAAAATTATCTCAATTAGATTCAAAAAATTCAACATTAGATAATAATGTTAAAAATTTAGAGTTAAAAAAAGAACAATTGAAAGACAAAGATATCACAAAACAAAAAATGATATTGAAAAATATTGAAATTGAAATTGATAAATTAAATAATGAATTTGAAAATTATCTTAATAATGAAAAAAGAAAAATAATTGATAAAAGAACAGATATTAAATTTAAAATAAAATCTATAAAACAAGAATTATCTAATATTAAAGAAAAAGGAATTGAATTAAAGAAAAGAATTAAAGAAATAGAAGAATCTACAATTTGTCCTACTTGTTTTAGACCTTATGAAGAAAACAATGAACATAATATAAAAGAAAAAATATCTCAATTAAAACAACAAATTGAAGATTTAATGCCAGATGTTAAAAAATATCAATTAGAATTAAAAGAAAAAACAAAATTAAATTCAGAATTAAAAGAAAAAATAGAAAATTTAGAAACTGGTGTTTATTCTTCTAAAATTGAAAAATTTAAAAATGAGATAATTTTAAAAATTGATGATAAATCAGATGAGATAGATGAAATAAATAATATATGTAAAAATATCAAAAAGAATATATTTTCAAAAGAATTAAAATTGAATATTGATAAAATAACTGAAGAACAAAATATTCTTGAAGAAAAAATTGAAAAAAATATTAAGTTAAAATCAGAAGGTAATAAAAGAGTGAAAGAAAAAAGTATTGAAAAATCTAATACACAAGATGATATCAACAAAATTCAAAAAGATAAAGAGGAAAGTAGAACATATGAAACTTTTTTATATAATAATAATGAACTTTCTTTAAAAATAGCTAATATAAAATTGACTATTGAAAATGCAGAAGAAAAAATTAACAAATATTATAACCATATAAAATTTATTGAACAAAATCAATTAATAAATGAGAAAATAAATGAATATGATGGAAAGATAAATAAATTTAAAAATGAAATAGAAGATTTAAATTCAAATATAAATGAAACTATTAATAATATTAATATAATTGAAAATTCGATATTAGATATTTCTGAAAATATGGAAAAATATAAGAAACAAGTTCATCTTGAAGAAATTTTAAAAGAATATCAAAGATGTGTTCATAGAGATGGTATACCAACATTTTTATTAATGAAATCAAAAGATTTAATTAATCAGGAATTGTCAGATTTATTATCAACAGTTGATTTTAATATTTTTTTTGATGAAAAGTTAAATTTGAAAATGTATATGGAATTCGCACAAGACATTGTTCAAAATTTGTTAGAAGGATCTGGTGCTGAAAGAACATTTTCTGCAATAGCTTTAAAATTAGCTTTAAGAACAATAAATCATAAATCTAAACCTAATTTTTTATTACTTGATGAAATTACAGGAAAATTAGTTAATAAATCTATTGGATATTTTAAAGATATGTTAGAAAAAATGAAAGATAAAATAGATAAAATAATTATAATTGAACATAATCATCCAATTAATTTTGATGCATTAATTGAAGTTCTTAAAGATGATAAAGGTATAAGTTCATTAAAAATAACATATTAAAAAATAAATTTAATTAGATGAAACTATTGGGTTTGATATTAGATTGGAATAATGAAGAATAATGAAGAATAATGAAGAATTATATAAATTATAAAAAAATTTTTGAAAATCTTGAAGAAATATATAAATTATTAATTAAATGTAAATATTAAAACAATGATATTTTATATATAATAAAAATTAATAAATTAATGAATGAAAATGATATTATAAAAACTAAAAAATTTATAAAGAATGCCAAAAAAATTCACGGTAATAAATATAATTATTCATTAGTTAATTATGTTAATGCTTGTTTAAAAATTAGAATAATATGTTCAATACATGGAATATTTGAACAATCTCCAGGAAATCATTTACAAGGGAAAGGTTGTTCTAAATGTAGTAAAAGATACAAAATGACAAAAGAAGAATTTATCAAAAAAGCAAACATAATTCATAATAATAAATTTGATTATACATTAATAAAATATAAAAATAAAAATACAAAAATAAAAATTATTTGTCCTTTACATGGAGAATTTGAACAATATGCAAAAGTTCATTTAAATGGTCATGGTTGTTCAAGATGTAGTGGATATAAAAAATTGAAAATAGAAATAATTGAAAATTTTAAAAAAATTCATAAAAATCATTATAATTATGATTTATGTGAATATAAAAATAATAGAACAAAAATTAAAATAAAATGTAATAAATGTGATAATATATTTACTCAAACTCCAACAAGTCATTTAAGTGGAAAAGGATGTCCATATTGTTATGGAACAAAAAAATATTCTACTTCTGAATATATAATTAAAGCAAAAAAAATACATAATGATAAATATGATTATTCTTTTTCAAAATATGATGGATCACATAAAAATATTACAATAATATGTAAAAAACACGGTAAATTCATTACAGATTCATCTAATCATATTAACAAAAATACAGGTTGTCCAATATGTAATGAAAGTAAAGGTGAAAAAGAAATATCTAAAATATTAGATAAAAATAATATTAAATATATAAGACAGAAAAAATTTAAAAATTGTAAATATATTAATCAATTATTATTTGATTTTTATTTGCTTGATTATAATTTATGTGTAGAATTTGATGGAAAACAACATTTTGAAGCTATTCAATATTTTGGTGATGAAAAAGGATTAAAAAATACACAAAAACGAGATAAAATAAAAAATAAATATTGTTTTGATAATAATATTAAATTATTACGAATTAAATATAATGAAAAAATAGGTGATAAACTTAAAGAAATAATTTAAAAATATGAATGAAACAGATGATTTTTTCAATATTAATGATGAATTTGAAAATATAAAAAATGATAAAAAAGAAAATATTGAAGAAGAAAATCAAGAAGAATTTGAATTTGAACAAAATGAACAAAAGATAACAGATAATATTAATTCTGATAAATATGTCCCATCTGATTATCAAAGAACTCCAAATGAAATAAGTGATTCAGTTGAAGAATTAAAAGGTAATATTTCATCAATGTTAGATACAATAAATCATCCCGAAGAAATGTTTCCAGAACCAGATTTATTACCTGGATTAGATTTAGCTGTAGAAGTGTATGATTATGATAAAGATATAGAATTAATTAAAATTGATTCAAAAGAAACATTAGAATGTTTAGCAAATTTATATTTAACCCCAGATAATATGAAAAATAAAAACATATATAAAATAATAAAAAATGATTCTGATTCTTTATCTGATTTAAATTTTTCAATTAGTATGGCAAAACGTGCATTAATTTCTTGCATGACTCAATTAGATCTCGGTGTAAATGATCCTCTGATGTATCAATCCGTTGCAATGTTTCAAAAGGAGATGAGAGATACTATCAAAATGACTTATGATTTGCAAAAGAAAATGAAAGAATTTTATAAAGAATTAAAAGAAGAATTAGTAGATATTAATCAAGGAGAAGAAGAATCAGAAATATCTGATGAAGATAATTATACTATTATAGGGGACCCAAAATTATTAAATGATGTATTTGATCAAATAAAAGATGACCCAACATTATTAGAACAAATGTTAAATGGTACATTTAAATTAAAAGAAAAAGAATAAAAATGATTTATTAAAATAATTAAATACCTAATATTTTATTTAATTTTTTACTTCTTTCTAAATTTTGTTTAGTCATAAAACTTAAATCATATTCTTGTAAAAATAATTCATATCCAATTTTTTTAATTACTTCATCTTTCCATTTTTCATCTCGAC